CGAAAGGGGCGGATTACATTGTCATCGCTGACACGGGAAGCACCGATAAGACGGTCGAAATTGCGAGAGCCTGCGGGGCCACGGTGCATCCCATCAACATCGACCCGTGGCGCTTTGACCATGCAAGGAATGCCGCCCTCGCCCTTGTCCCCTCAGATGCCAAGGTTTGCATTGCTTTGGATCTGGATGAGGTTTTGGAGCCCAACTGGCGGGATGTTATCGAGAGGCTTTGGACGCCCGGCACGGGGAGAATCCGGTACAAACAGGACTGGGGCAGCGGGCATATTTTCTATGCCGAAAAGATTCACGCCCGCACCAACTACGAATGGCGCTTCCCTATCCACGAATACATCATCCCAATTAGCCCTGAAAAGATTGTTCGCCACGATGACATTTTGATTCGGCATCAACCCGACACCGAAAAGTCTAGAGGGCAGTATTTGCCTCTCTTGGAAAAGGCAACCAAGGAAAACCCAACCTGTCACCGCATGGCGTACTACTACGCCCGTGAGCTTTTTTATTACGGCAAATGGGAAAAGTGCATTGCCGAGGCAACCCGATATTTAGACCTTCCTACGGCTCACTGGGGTCACGAGCGGGTCTATATGATGCGTATTTTGGGAAAAGCCAATAAGGCCCTCGACAAAGGTTTTGAGGCCCAAAGATGGTTCAGGAGAGCCTGCGCTGAAGTGCCTACCCTGCGCGAGCCGTGGGTAGATTTGGCTCAAGCATGTTATGACTGGGGCCTTTGGCTCGAGTGCTACAGTGCTGCCATGCATGCCGTCCACATTACTGAGAGGAACTACCTGCACACTTCGGACCCCGCCTGCTGGGGAGCCAAGCCTCACGATTTGGCGAGCATTGCTGCTTGGAATTTGGGGTTCAAGGAGATTTCGCTGACTCAGGCTCGGCTGGCTTTGGAAAAGGCGCCAGACAATGAAAGGCTGCAAAACAATCTGAAGATTGTGGAGAAAGCTTTATCGTGTAGTGCCCAGCCGTAGTTTTCGTTATCATCCAGCCAAATACCTGCGCAGAGGGCGGTAACACCTTATGGCTGTCGCAACTACACCGCTGACCTACAACTCCTACGTGACGCAAATTGCGACCTTGGCTGTCGTCGACACCCAAACGGTCGGCGGTATCGTGCAGGGTGTCGATCAGTCATTTAATGACCTGATCCCGCAGATGCTGAACTATGCCGAGCTTCGGATTCAGCGCGATCTTGATTTACTGAACCTGAAAACGTCTCTGCCTGTCACGTTTACGACGGCGACAAATCTCCTGCAAATTAATGCAGATGACTTTGTCACGCTGCAGACCATGGTGATTCTTTTCAACGGGGTGGCTTACCCTCTCTTGCCGACGACCGTTGAGTTCCTGCAAAACGTATATGGCAACACGGCTGCTGGCTCTCGAGGTATCCCCAAGTACTTTGCGATGTATGGGGGCGACAGGACGACAGGCGGCAATACGTCCATCAATGTCTTATTTGGCCCTTACAGCGACACCACTTATACCGGTACCGCAACGGGCACGATTAGGATGCCGACTCTTGCCAAGAACACGGCAACGCCTGTTCTTGCGGCGACGGGCACGACGTTTATCAGTAATTATCTGCCTGACCTTTTACTCATGGCGAGCATGATTTACATCAGCGCCTTTCAAAGAAACTTCGGGCGCCAGTCGGATGATCCGGCCATGGCACAAAGTTACGAGAGTCAATATCAGGCCCTATTGCGCGGGGCGGGAGTTGAGGAGTTCAGAAAGAAATTTGAATCTGGGGCATGGACGTCCTATAGCCCCACCCCTATCGCAAATCCTCCGAGATAATTCATGCCTCACGCATCAGTTAAGTTACGGCCCGGCGTAGATCAAAATCAAACGCCAGCCTTAAATGAAGCAGGTATTTCAGAATCTCAGTTGATCCGGTTTATTTATGACCGGACAGGGCTTGGGCTTGTTCAAAAGCTTGGGGGCTGGGTTAAGTTTTTCCCCAACTACATGCTGGCCACTGTCCGCGCTTTGTGGGCTTGGCAAGATACCGAAGCCAACAAGTATCTTGGCGTGGGGACTCAAAACGTCACGAATACATTTGAAACAAATCTATCAGCCATTCGCGATGGGGCTGAGAAAATTATTACGCCAACTCGTCTCGAGGACAATATCACGCCCGTTGTTTCGACAACGGCTGGAAGTTCGATTGTTACGATTACAGATACCACTATTCAAAACCAAACTATCTACAACTCAGTGTATGTCGCGACCCCCATCAGCATTGGCGGTCTTGTTATCTTTGGCTTGTATCAGTGCAACCCTGATAACTTCTTATCAGCGACTGCCTACCATATTCAGGCCAAAGATGCTTTAGGCGCCCCCCTTGCAGCAGGAAGTTCGTCTACGTCTCCCACGCTCCCTGTATTTGACACAGTAAGTGGCGATGACCAAATTACAGTCACTTTTGCGGATCATGGCGAAACCGTAGGCTCGACTTTTTCTGTCGTCACTCCGACTTTAGTAGGCGGCGTTTTGATTTATGGCAATTACATTGTCATTGAAGTTATTAGCTCGAGCCAGTTCGTTATTGTCGGCGACGTTGAGGCAACTGCTACAGCGACCGCAACGCTAAATGGCGGGCGAACCCGATACATTTACAGTTTTGGTTTGGGTGCTGTCCCGCCGGGCACGGGGTACGGTGTTGGAACTTACGGGTCAGGCGGATACGGCACTGGCACGGGAATTATTCCTGCCACGGGCGATGCCATCAATGCCGAAGACTGGACGCTCGACAATTGGGGCGAACAGCTTATCTCGACGCCCATTGAAGAAGAAATCAACCTGACAATCACCGGCATTTCCACAACAGGAACTGCAGCCACCTTTACGTTCTCTGAAAGTTACACGCCTGTTGTGGGCGAGTATGTCGTCATCACAAACGTAAACCCCGTGGCATATAATGGTTCATATTACGTGACGGCCTCTGCAGCAGGAAGCTTGACAGTCGCCTCGACGGAAACGGCTGCTTACGTAAGCGGCGGCGGCATTTACGTTTTCAAAACACCTTTCCAGCCTGTATACAAGTGGGACCCTTTGATTGGTCAGCCTTTCTCGACCATCTTGTCGAACGGCCCTGTATATAACGATGGCTCTTTTGTGGCGATGCCTCAAAGGCAAATCGTGACATGGGGTTCGACGGTGACAGGCGTTCCTGACCCCTTACTGCTGAGATGGTGCGACGTCAATAATTATGAGGTTTGGATTGGGACTGTCACCAACCAAGCAGGTCAATTCAGACTTCCAAAGGGATCAAGAATTGTAGGGTGCTTGCAGGCAGCCCAGCAAGCCCTTGTTTGGACTGACATCAACCTGTATTCAATGCAATACATTGGTCCTCCCTTCATCTATTCATTTAATGAAGTAGGCGCTAATTGCGGTCTGATTGCCAAAAAGGCAGCGGGCGCCATCAACGGTGTTTTCTACTGGATGGGCCCCACGCAGTTTTTCACTCTTGCTGGATCTGGCGTGCAGACAGTCTCGTGCCCAGTTTGGGACGTCATCTTCCAAGACCTCGACCTCAATAATCTCGATAAGATTCGGTGCGCGGTCAATACGCGATTCGATGAAGTGACTTGGTACTACCCCACCGATAGCAACGGGGGCGAAGTCAATGCCTACGTGAAATACAACGTAGGCCTGCAGATTTGGGATTACGGCACTCTTTCCCGTACGGCATGGATTGACCAGTCTGTCTTTGGTGCTCCAATCGGCGCTGATGGAAACAATAACTACATCTATCAACATGAAGTGGGCTACAACAACGATACGATTCCAATGGTTTCAAGTTTTACAACCGGTTACTTCGTCTTGAATGAGGCTGACCTAAAAATGTTCATCGATCAAATTTGGCCAGACATGAAGTGGGGCGAGTTTGGCGGCCCTCAAAATGCCACCGTCAATTTGACGTTCAATGTTTTGGATTATGCGGGGGCTACTCCAAAGACGTACGGCCCGTTCCCCATGACAAAGTCGACGGAGTACATCACGCCTCGGTTCAGAGGACGCCTTGTTTCGATTACGCTCGAGAGCAATGACGCTGACAGCTTTTGGCGTATCGGTAACATCAGATATCGAGTTCAGCAGGACGGCAAGTTCTGATGAGTACTTCATTCTCAGATATTCTGACGGCTCAGAAAAACGGTGTTGTTGGCATCAACAGCATCGCGACGTCTATGAATATCTTGGCCTCACTCGCCTCTGCGACAAAGATGGGGCAGGCGGCTATAACGGGAAGTTACGCCACTATCTACACAGTCCCCAACACGTCAACGGCCATTTTGCGTGACATGGAGATTTGCAACACGACGGCCTCTCCCATTGGGATATACGTCTCTATTGTTCCGCCTAATGGGACAGCCGGAGCGAGCAATGCTGTTTTTTATAATGCTGCACTGCCCGGCTACAGCACGATGCAGTGGACTGGCGCCATCGCGATGTCATTCGGCACTACTATTCAGGTTCAAGGGTCGACTACAGGCTGCACGATCACGGCCTCTGGAGGCTTGATCGTATGAGCACGATATCTTTATTCCCGCCGATTGGGTCATCTACTTCCAATGCTCAGTACACGCAGTTTGGCGGCCCTACAATTGATGCTTTTGGAAGGCTTAGAGTAAGCCAGCCTTACACTATTTTTGATAGCAAAAATAGGTTTGTAAAAGACGCCCAATTTTCAGAATCTCTTGCGGGCAGCGCCACGATTACGTTCACTGCAGATGAAGCGGCTGTCAATTTAAACGTAACGACCGCCTCTGGTGATTCGGCTGTCCGTCAAAGTTTTCGGGTGATGCCTTACCAGCCCGGCAAAGGGCTTCTTGTTCTTGCCACTTTTGTCATGGCTGAAGCCGAAGAGAACTTGCGTCAGCGCGTAGGATATTTTAATGCTGATAACGGCATATTTTTAGAACAGGATGACACCACAGTTTCTTTTGTCATTCGTTCATCTGTAAGCGGCTCTCCCAGTGATGCTAATGCGGTGACGCAAGCAAATTGGAATGGAGACAAATTAGATGGGACAGGCCCTAGCGGCATTACGCTTGATCTGGCTGAATCTCAAATATTTTGGACTGACATGGAATGGCTTGGCGTAGGCAATGTGCGATGCGGTTT